ATTTATTTGAAAGGAGGCCATCATTATGCCTAAAAATAATGAAATTAAATTTGAAGATTATTTTAATCTTCCAAATCCAGGTTTAAGGTCCTATTTTGACATAGTCAGAAAAGGACAACCTGAAGAGTACCGGACAACCTTTGCTAGAGGTAAGTCCGTTCAAGAAGTCCTCAGTGAATGGGAACCCACGCTCAATAAACTATCTGACACGTGGCCAACTCTTGTGGACTTTGAAAACGACCTAAAGGCTAAGGTCGGACCATTGTCAATCATGAAACCGCTTGATCAGCGCATGGAGGACATTGATCATTACTACGATGACATTCTCCTGTCATCAACGCCTGTATCTGACAAAGCATTGAAAGCAGTTTTAGCTGAATTTGATGCAATAAGAGGACTATCCGTTAGAGGTCAACAGAGAACCGCTGATCAAATGAAGAAAAGCACTAACTCAGGCTCTCCGTACTTCACCAAACGTAAATCCGTGACATCGAAAACCTTATATTGCTCATCATTCCAGAACGATAGGTATACGTTTATGTATTTAGATGAGAACTTTGACTGGTCGATTCGACCTGAAGATTGCTTGAGGGAAAGCGTATCTAATCCTTCAAGTAAAAGATGGTTTGGTGCCGCGATTTTGGGATGGAGAGGCCAAGAAGGTGGTCCTACAGATGATGATGTTAAGCAGAGAGTGGTTTGGATGTTTCCCTATTCTGTTAACATTAATGAGTTGCAAGTGTACCAACCGTTGATCGAAAGTTGTCAGAAGTTCGATCTTGTTCCAGCTTGGGTTAGCATGGAATCAGTGGATAAACGGTTAACTAAATTATTCGACACTAAAGATCCGGATGATTTAGTTATATGCACAGACTTTTCTAAGTTTGACCAGCATTTCAATTCCGATATGCAAGAAGCTGCGAGGAAAATACTTGAAGGTATTCTAGACACAAAACACAGCTCTAAAGTATGGTTGAACTATGTATTCCCCATTAAGTACGCTATTCCTCTTGCGTATGATTACGATAAAATCCGTGTTGGTAACCACGGTATGGGAAGTGGTTCAGGAGGAACCAATGCTGACGAAACGTTGGCACATAGGGCCCTACAGTATGAGGCCGCTCTCGCTAACTCCTCCAAACTTAACCCAAATTCACAGTGTCTGGGTGATGACGGAGTACTCAGTTATCCAGGAATTACTGTGGAAGATGTGGTGCGATCGTATACTGCTCATGGCCAGGAAATGAACGAGAGCAAGCAGTACGCGAGCAAACAGGACTGCGTCTATCTTCGTCGCTGGCATCATAAAGATTATAGACAGGATGGCGTATGCGTCGGCGTCTATTCAACCTACCGTGCTCTTGGTAGGCTGATGGAACAGGAACGGTTCTATGACCCAGAGATATGGTCAAAAGAGATGGTAGCGCTGCGACAGCTTTCCATCATAGAGAATGTGAAGTATCATCCTCTCCGTGCCGAATTCGCAGAATTTTGTATGAAAAGGGATAAATACAAAATTCTGCGAAT